CTGTTGGTAGTTGCGATAGTATTCAAGTCTGCCGTTGCAGTTGAAAGACCAGAAGCTGTAGAGCCACTGTTTCCAGTTGCGAAAGCAATATTAGCGAATACCCCTGCACGAACTTCTGCTTCAGTATCTGCTCCTGCAACTACGTTAGAAGTGCATATAGTAAATAACTGATTAGGATTATCGTACAAGAAAGCCTTTACAGGGAAATTACTGTCTGCCCCTGATCCTGGCCAAAAGTTAGAAAATATTCTTTCTCCAGTTGTTGAAGAAACATATTCACAACCATTAAAGATACCGACAATACTGACGTTTCCACCTGCTGCTGCTTGTAGATCGTCAATAACACCAGCCGTTAAAGGAATAACTGCCATACCCTGAAAGATCGGATTACTATTATCCGATGCAATACGATATTCAGTTACTCCAGAAGAGTAGGGTGCTGAACCCAAAATCCCTATAGGCTTTAAGCCAAAGGACACATTACTGTTCGCCATAATTCAAAATCTCCTGAATTAAAGTTAAAAATTAGATCCTAAAATTTAGTTCTAGGACCACCAAAAGTTACACGACTGCCCCCTTCTTTGCTGATAGGCATCAAGGGGTGCTGTTCTTTCATAAGATCGTTATCTACGGCTTGCATCTGATCTGCAGTTTGACTTGCAAAATAAGCTGCACGGCTTTCGACAATATCTAATGGGATCTTGGCTAATATCAACCCACCAACTCCAATTACACCAGCATGCTTACCGTCTTCAATGGTAGGTGCATGAAAATCTGGATATTCGTCAGCACGAACAAACTCCCATCCCTCTCGTAAACGAGAAGCGACGTTTTTGGAATCTGAAAATCCCCGTACTTCGGATCTTATCCATCTGAATTTATAGCCTTCAGGGGCTTGTGGTGTTTCTAAAGATGATGCTGGTTTCCAAGGTCTCTTGCGTTCTTGCGTTGAACGGGTTTCAGCAGCACGTGAGGTTCTATTCGTAATATTTTGTGACATTAAGTTGGCTCCTTCACATGTTTTGCGTATTCTTCGAGTGGTACTCCAAGTTTTTTAGCGATAGCCACTTGACTTTTGGTCAAGCGAATAGTATTGCGTCCAGTTTTTCCATTTCTATTTGCAGATGCAACCGTTTGGACGTTTTTACGGGTTGTTCCTGTTCTTTCTTCCTCAAACTTGTGAGGAAATTCCTCTCTCATTCTTCGATCTACTTCTGCGTAATAGTCATCAGAAGTAGCATCAAAACCTTCTTCTTCTGTCAGCTTACGGTGTATTGAGTAAACTGTAAAGGTCATTGCGTCATTTTTTCCGAACCATTGGTTTTTACTAGCCCAATCTACAGCTTTCGGATCAGGAGCTTGTGCAGGTTGTTGCTGCGGAACGGGTTGTTCTGCAAGGTTTTTTTCTTCCTCTTTTTCCGTAGCAAGTTGTGCTTTAGCTTTTTTTACATTTTCTTCTTCTACGCTTAATTTTGCTATAACACTTTGAGCATCTGCCATTTGATCAGCATCACCCTCTTCATAAGCTAACTTATAGGCTCGTTTTGCTTCTGCTAATTGACTAACAATTTTTCCACCATACTGTTCTTGTAGGTCTTCGTTAGTTTTATTATACTTAGTAGAAAGACTTTCATTTTCAACTTTAACTTTTTTAGCGTAATCAAGTGCTGCTTTTTCTCGTCTCTCAGCTTCTCTCATTTTCCAAGTTAAAGTATTAATTCTTTTTTTGACATCTTCGGTGTAAGAACCAAGTTCGTCATCGCTTGACGAGGAGTTACTTTCTTTTTTTACTTCTACTCCAGATTCAACTTCATCCTCTTCAATCTCAATATTGAGTTCCAGTTGTTCCGTTTTATCGTCTTCTTTTAATTGTCCGTTTTCCATTTATCTCTCCTTATATAACATGTAATATATCAGATGGGTGTCCTATTGTGGCAAGAATCTCGTCATCGTTTAATAAACGAGGTTCAGCATCAACAATCCTAAACTTAGATCCAGCATATCTACCAAATAAAACCCAATCACCTTTTTTACACCAAGGACCATCAGGATATTTATCTTTATCTTTGTAAGCATCTGGACCAACGCTGACGACATAGCCAACATTAGTTGCAACTCTGTTACGCTCAACTGTCTCATCTGAAAGGATTATGCCGTTTTTAGTTTCACTCGGCATTACATAAGGGAGAATTAAAATTCTCCATCCTGTTGGCTTTGGCAACTTATCCAAAGCAGATAAACTCTCATCTTCTTCAGGTAACCCAAATTTAGAGGGATCTAAAGTGTTCGAGTTTGACGATACTGCAGCTTTTTTTGCTTCAGTCGAGCGTTCCTGAATTATACGATCAGGTACGAATAGTGTTTTAGTCATCGTCTAGCGTCTCCATATTAGTTTTAATTTTACTTAAAGTTTGTTCCATGTGTGCAAGAGCAGACACTTGCCCCATGAAATGTTGATATTGGTCAATAGTACCAACACCACCTGACATTAGCGTTTCGCTAATCTCTGCTCGTCGTTCTTGAATTACCTTTTGTAAGTAGGTAACTATATCCATTAAAATATACCTTTAAATTTTAATCCTTTTATAGCCTTACGACCACCTCTTGACATATTAGTAGCTAACACTTCATCACCAGAAAGACCTGCAAAGTCTACATCGCCTTGAGTATTTCCACCCATAGAACCACCTAAAGATTTACTTTTTACACCTTTGCCCTTTTTAGGTGATCCACCCAGAAGGGTTTGTAAATCTAATTCTAGTATTTGAATTTTATCTGGATCAGTTTCATCTTTTAACTCATCCATAATTTGTTTCATTCGACTTGCCATGCCTTATCCTTTCGAGGTTGCTAAAGTTACGTTTGCTCTTAATGCTGCAATATCTTCTTCTGACTGTATTTCTCTTTCTTTTAAAGCTGCATCTTGTTGCATTCTCGCCATAGCAATCTGTTGTTTTGCTTGGTCGGAAGAGGATTTTCTTTCTACTTCAGATTGTTCAATTTGTAACTCTTGTTCTTTTAACTTAACAATAGGGTCAAATTGACCTGTACCTGAAATTTGCTGTGCCATTTGACTAATCTCCTGTGTTGCTTTTGCTGTAGCTTGTGCTAACATCGCTTCTTGTTCTGGTGGCAGTGTTTGACCTTCAGCAGGAAGGGGCTGACCAAGTGCCTGCTCGACTTGTTCTTTATATTTTAATGCAAGATGTTCTTGCATATGAGCCATTAATCCTTGCATTGCCATTTGGTTCTTTTGCATATTCGGATCTTGTAAAAACGCACTATGCGTCGCCACGTGGGCATCGTGATTTTGCCCTTGAAACGCTTTAAGTGGTTTAGCCATAAGTGCGTCCATATTTTCACTTGCAGGATTTTTCGGTGCTTGCTCAGCTTTAGGAGGCAATAACTGATCAATATTTTGTACCCCAAGTGCCGAATACATTCTTCTATACGATTCATATAAGTCATGGATTTGTGGTGCTGCCTGTGCTAGTTGAAGTTGAGTCTGTGCCATAGTAATTCTTTGGCTCATACTAAACATTGCAGGATCGCTTACTGGAATAATATCAACTCTATCATCAAAGTCAGACGCTTTTATTGTTGCTTCTGCCCCAGCTATTTGATAAGGGTACTCTGAAGTCGTTGAATTTTTTATTACTTCGGCTAAAATTCTTAGTTCTTGTCGTTGAGCATAGTGTAATCGTTTATGAATAGCAGAAAGTATTTTTGTACCTTGTTCCAATAGAGCTACTGTTGTACCAACAGGCTGTCCTTGGTTTCCTTCGCCTACGTTAATATCCGAGACGGATGCAAAACGTCTACCACTTTCAATAAGAACACCTAACATCTGGAGGAGAGTTGCTGATGGCTCTTTGTAGGGCAGTGGCATAATCGCATCACGAATTGACGATCCTGGAGCGTCAACGTCTCGGAATTCTCCTGGCTGAAGGGGCTGATCATCATCTCGTACCCTTAGTCCACGTGATTTAAAACCTGCAGGTAAGTTTGCTAATGTACCTGCATCAATTAATTGTCTAAGAATAGATGTTGCTGATTTAGTTAACCCACCAATCATATGTATTAATCCGAAACCATAAAAACCTAATCCTGGAGTAAACTTATAATG